CCCCAGCCCGCCCGCGCTGCACGAATTTTTGAAGACTGTGCGCAATACCAAAATTGAACGCGCCCGCCGCTGACGGCAGGCCGAGGGGATTACCTTGTTATTGATTGCACTTTCTGGCGGCTCTGAAGCCGAGCGTATCGCGATTGCCGACCGTTTGGTCGACTCGGGTAAAGAATCACTGGCGGCCTTTGCCGTGACCACCCCCGGGATCAATCGGCCACTGCGTCGCTCGATGATCCTGCGCGACGCCCTGGATACGGCTCTGGACAAGAAGACCAAAAACCCGGCCGGCGGCCTGGTGATCGTCCACTGCCTGACCGAAGAAGAAGCGCGCGTGGTGCGTGCCCAGGGCGGCGTGATCTGGCATGTCTACGGCACACCGTCTGATCAGGTCATCAACCGCCAAGGCGACTTCAACGTCACCGCCAAGGGCGACAGCTTCCGCCATGTCCTGGCACCGCTCGACGCCCTGTCGGAGCTGGTGTTGCCACGCCTGCGCGACATCGCCCCGCTGTGTGCGGCGGCGGTGGACGCGCTGGCCAAAGTGTAAGGCGCTGCTGATATGGCTCGCCGCAAGGTCGACACGCTCGACGTCGCGCTCGATCTTTGGGCGCGCTGGAGTTGTGCGGATCAGTCCGCACCGGCCGGCCGCTCGATGCTGGCCAAGCTGATCGACAACAAGGGCGAGCTGTTTTTCGGTGGCGGCGGGGCCAGCGGTCTACAAACCGGCGGTATTGAGTGCGCCGTTGAAGAAGCGGTGCTGTCGCTGTTTGCCGCTGACCCGCTGAATGCGGACGTGTTGCGCATGGAATACAACGCCGCCTGGTGGCTGGTCGCGGCACGCCGAGGGATCGAGCAATACGACCCGCGCGGCGCCGATCAATACAACAAAGCCCACGCCCTTGGCATCAGCCTGCGCACCTATGAACGCCGCCTGAAAGCGGCGCGGGCCTTCACTGAAACCAAACTGAGGTTAAGCCAATGACACCCCAAGCCATGGAAAAGGTCGAGGCCTATTTCGGCCCGTATGCCGGTCAAGAAGAGTTCAAGCCGGCGATGGACCTGATCGAACACACCAAGGAGCTGCGCGCCTTCGTGCTGGTGTTGACCGACTACCTGGCCATGCCAGGACCGACCGCCGAAAAGACCGCTGAGCATTACCACGTCGTGCGCCTGGCCAACGAAATGCGCAACAAGATTCACCCCGCAAAGTAACGATTTAACGAAATAACGAAATAACGAAATTTCCCCGAACTCATCAATACCCCACAAGGAGGCCGGTCATGGCCGAAGTCAAAGGCAAAACCCCAAAGGCCGCTAAGCCCGAAACTGAGCAGGTCGCCGCTGCACCAGTCGTGGTGCCAGTTGAGTCGGCGGCCGCCACCGCGCTGCCGACTGATCCTGTTGCACCTGTTTCACCTGTTACGCCTTCGCTTGAGTGGGCTGCCGGTGCTGAGTCTTTGCACCCTTTTGCGCTCGGCGTTTCGGCCGATCTCAGCCAGTCGATGAGGCTCGGTGAGCCTGGATCCGAGTTCTGGAGCTTCTACGGCCGAACCTGCCAAGCCGCCATCGACGTACTGCAAGAGCGTTGCCGTCAGGTCGAGGGCGAGGGCTATACCGCCGAGCTGGACGACGCCTATACCGACTATCAGTTGCCGCGCGCGGCCATCTGTTATGGCATCAAGGCGGCCGGCCTGCCGGATCATCTCGAAAGATTGTATTGGCCGTTTCGGGCGCGCGACCTCAAGCCTGCGAATCGTCGCGGCCGCCTGGTGAAAGCCGCCGCCCTGCTGTTGGCTGAGATTGAGCGCCTTGACCGCGCCGAGAACCCGACCGACTGACTGCTGACCGTATGACCTTACTTGCCATCCCTCAATCTGCCGTATGCCCGTCAATTCCATGGGTAGGGGATGGCCACGCCTCAAGCGCGGCCTGACACTCTAATTCTGGTCTGGCCGCCTTACCCAAGGAGCCAGCCAATGCCTCAAACCGATACCAGCACTGTCAGCGTCGCGCTGTCAGACGCCGCCATCAAACGCCACGCCGCCGACCCGACCGTCAAGCAGCTGCGCGACACGCGCCGCCCGGTGCTGTTCCGTTACCACGCCTCGCGCAAGTCGGGCAGCTGGTACGTCGTCACCTACCACAAGGGCAAACCCAACCCGTACAGCAAAATCGCCAACTGGCCGGCGCTGGACACGTCGGCCTTTATGGAGGCGCTGCCGAAGATCCTGCAGAAGCTGGCCATTGATCCGTCTGTTTCGGTGGTTGTGGATGGCTGGCAGACAGTGGGCGAGCTGCTGACGTGGTATCTGGACCGCAACAAACGTGACCGCAATAAGTCGACCAAGCGCAAAGATGCCATTCGGTCGGTGATCAAGTGCCACCTACGACCGCGCCTGGCGGGTGAGCGGTTGGCAGACATGAATCAATCGCGCCTGGATGAAAAGTTGATCTGGCCGTTGCAGGAAGGCTATTCGCTGGCCTACGTGCGCCAGGTGTTCGGGGTGCTGATGGGCGCCTTCAAACAAGCCGCCAAACTGAAGTTGATCAGCGTCAACCCGCTGGCCGGCTTCACCTTTCCCGACTTCATTGCCGCCAGTATCGAGGCCAAGCCCGGGGCGATTCGCCCGGATCAACTGCGCGGCGTGTTGGCCCATCTGATCAGCCTCAAAGACGAGCTGCCGGCCTCTGTGGCCCTGGCGGTGATGATGCTGGCCCACGGCACGCGTATCGGTGAAACCCGTCTAGCCAAGTGGAAAAACATCAACCTTGAAGATGGGGAGTGGTTCATTCCAGCGGCCGAGGCGAAAACCCGGCAAGAGCTGGTCGTCCCTTTAACCGGTCAAATTTGCCACTTCCTGCGCCTTTATCGTGAGCAGCAAAAAGCCGCTAACTATGTCGGGGCGTACTTGTTCCCGGCGCGTAACGGCCAGCCGATCAATCCCAAACAAGCCGACCAACTGTTCAAGCCTTTAGGGGTGGGGGAGTGGACCAGTCACGACCTGAGAAAGGTTGCGCGCACCTGCTGGGCAGACTTGGGCGTTGAGTTTCAAGTCGGTGAGTTTCTGTTGAACCACCAGCTGCCCGGGATCAGTGCGACCTATATCCACACCACCTTAAAGCAGCAGAAACGCGACGCCCTGGAGTGCTGGAACACTTGGCTGAACGACCGAGGTTTTGACCAATTGACCGGCTATCAGGCCGAGACAGAAGCGAGACGGGCCGAAACACTGAAAGGCCTGGACACCTTGAGTCGTAAGGCGTGCGGCGCTGTTTAACCATTCATCCCTAAGGAGGAAGTTATTCCCATGAGAACCCCAGGCAAGAGCATGACCATTGAGCTTTTTGATGACCGTTTTTATCAGCCGTTTCCGCCGGGCTGGTTCATTGATGCCGCCGGGATTGTCGAGGCGGAAATCAATCGGCCCGAGGTCCGCGAATGGATTGAGGCGAGCCCTTTTCCGCCGCAACACTTCACCCGGCTGCGACATTTGCTGATGGTGCTGCGCAAGTCGAAAGTTGTAGGGCCCCGTCGCCTGACCTGGCGGGAGCGCATCACCGGGAGGGTTCAGGCATGAGCGAAGTTAAGGCGCTGTCCGCGTTGTTAGACCTGATCCGTGACGATGGCTATGCGATCAGTTTTCAGAGTTTTGGTCAGTACAGAACGGCGCTGGCCAACGAGATCAAGCGGCAGGTTCGCGGCCTGGAGCGCGAAGCCGTGACGGGTAACGCCGAGGCGATTCGGTACCGGAATGAGCGTGATGCCCTTCAGTTACTGCTGAATGCTGCGGACCAGCGGAATGATGATTTGACTCAAGCGCTGAGCTGCGGAAAGGCCGCTATGAGGGTTAAAGGATCGTTAGCCGATCCACTGTTAATAGCGGGATCGATCTATTGCGCCGCCAGTCAGAGCATCTGGTGGCTTTTATTCATCCCGTGGGTGGTTGGTGGCTGGTTCATTAACCCACGCTGGAACAAGCGGGATGGCTGGAGGTTCTGGCGTGAATAAATCGGGCGTGACGGGTAACGACAAAGAAAAAAAGGCCGGCACCCAGCGGCAGCGGAATCGCCGGGCGCGCTTGAAAGAGCTGGATATCAAGGAGGTCACCGCCAAGCTTGGCCCGGTCGAGCGCGCCATGCTGGAAGAGTCGCGGACCATGCGTGGCGGGCTCGATGGGCCGTACGATGTCGAAGAGTACATATGTACTCTTATCCGAGAAGACGCGGCGCGACTCAAGGGGCAGATTGCCGACGCGCAGCGCTATCCTTGCAAGCAGTGCGGCAAGACGCTGCCCACGGGCTGCGGCGGCGCCTTTAAAGGTGAGCTGGCTTGCTTGCATACCCCGACTGCCTGGAAGTTGCTTATCCCTACTGCCGTGCTGTGACGGGTAACGCTAAAGCGGGTTGATCAGCGCGCGGGTTTTACACGATTCGTGCGCTTATCAACTTTACGTGTTGACAAGCGTGGCGGTTATCCCTATCGTTTGCTCCATCGTGGTGATGTTGCGGCCACGGTGCCACTGCATAGTCATTCCCTTAGCCCCCGGCCCTCACAGGTCGGGGGTTTTTTTATGCCTGCTCCCAGCGCCGGGAGGTTATCGAGATGCGAAAAATGGTTGAGAAAGATCCCTCCTTTTGGGTGCTGGTGTTGCTGGCCCTGAAAGAGAACGGCCTGGCCATGGGCATTGCGTTCGTTCTGGCCTGGCTGCGCATTCAGTACGACGCCAAAGAGGCGAGCGTGGGCCGCAAGCTGTTAGAGGCTTCGATTGGTTCGGTGATCGTCATGGTGGTGGGTCTGACGGTGAAGGAGTTCGGCTTTAGCATTGGCTGGGCGTTCGCCACGTCCGGCTTTGTCGGCATTCTTGGCGTTGAGCAGGTTCGCCAGCTCGGCAAGCGCTGGGCGGAACGCAAGGTGGATTCGGTATGAGTACGCCGCGCGGCATTCGCAACAACAACCCGGGGAACATCGACTACAACCCGGCGAACGCCTGGCAGGGTCAGCTCAAGCCTGATCCCGCTATTGAGGCGCGCTTTGCTCGTTTCGATACGCCGGAAAACGGCATTCGCGCCCTGGGCAAGTTGCTGCGCACCTACCAGCGCAAGCACGGGCTGAAAACGGTCCAAGCGATCATTGGTCGTTGGGCGCCGAACCTGGAGAACGACACGGCCGCCTATGTGCGATCGGTCGAATCGAAGATCCCCGGTGCAAAGCCTGGGGCTGAAATCGACGTTTCCAGTCCGCCAATCCTGCGGGCCTTTGTCTCGGCCATCATCGAGCATGAAAACGCTAACTATCAGTACGCCGCATCAGTGATTGATGAGGGTGTGCGGAGGGCTTTGCTATGAATGGTTTCGGCCTGGTCGGCGCGCTGAGTGCCGGCCTTGTGGTCGGCGCCTCCCTTTGGTTTGCCGATCACGCGCTGCAGAACAACATGCGGCTAACCGAGGCAAACGAAGGTATGGCCCGCGAACTGGTCGCTCTGGCGACAGCGTTAGACAGTCAGGCGGTGTTGCGTGAAGCGCTCGACAAGATCGACCGGCAAACCCGAGCGATCAATTCCACCCTGGACGGACAGACCGCCCAGCTCAATCGCAACCTGGCCGAGCTGAAACGCACCGATGAAAAGACCAACGCTTATCTGGCTGAGCTTGTCCCTGTTGCTCTCGGCCTGCGCTACGCCCGTCCCGAAACAACCGACCCCGTTGCCTACCGGGCCGGCGCTGTCTTGCAGCCTGGTGCCGTGCCGCCTGCCGGGTCGGCCGCCACTGGTGGTCAATGAGGATTGGACGCGAGCCCTGGACGAAACCGAGGACGCGCTAACCCGTTGCGCCATTCAGGTGCTCGACTGCATCCAGAAGCAAGGAGCTGCGACCAATGCCGCCAAAGGCCAAACGCCCGTGCCGCTCGCCCATGTGCCCGGCCAAGACTCAGGACGCTAGCGGGTACTGCGAGAAGCATATTCACCTTGCCAGCGGCTGGAGAAAGCCGGAGCGCGGTACCGCCGAACAGCGCGGGTATGACTGGGCATGGCGCAAGAAGCGCGCGGCTGTACTCAAGCGGGATCGTTACTTGTGCCAGTGCGGTGACTGCAAAGGTCGCCGCCTTCCTGCATCAGAAGTCGACCACGTAATACCTAAATCCTTGGGTGGAAGTGACGATTTTGACAATTTGCAGGCCCTAAACGTCGACTGTCACAAGGCCAAAACGCAAAGGGAGGCGGCCGAAGCCAGGCTGCGCGACTTCGGCGAACGTGTGTCGATCAGGTAGCGAAAAACGCACCAAAAAGCAGCGCGGGAGGGGGGCGGGGTAAATCTCTGGAGGTTTTCGCCTTCTCCACCGCTCGCCCAGCCTTTTACGCGCGACCGCGAAATTAAAAAATTCGTACTTTTGGAAATTTGGAGAGGGTTTTGACATATGGCACGAGGTCGCCCCCCTAAACCCACGGCCTTGAAGGTGATTCAAGGCAACGCCGGGAAGCGAAAGCTCAATACCAAAGAGCCTTCACCCGACGCCCTGGTCGTGGTGCCTGACCCGCCGGAATGGTTCGGCCCTATCGCTGTCGCCGCCTGGGAGCAGGTCGCGCCCTGGCTGGTCGAGGCCAAGATTCTGACGGTCACGGATCTGCACAACCTAGAGGCGTTTTGTATGGCCTATCAGCGTTGGCGGGAAGCCCAGGACGACATCACGAAAAACGGAATCATCGTCATGGGCGCCAAGCAGGAAATCAAAAACCCGGCCTGCACCGTGGCGAACGAAACCATGCGCCAGATGGCGACCTTCGGCAGCGCCCTCGGGCTGGACCCGGCGGCACGGGCGCGCCTGAAGCCGGGCGGCAAAGAGAAACCTAACAACCCCTTTACCGCACTGCGGGGAGGCAAAGCCGGATAACCACCCACTATGGCCAGTTCACCCAACGTCAACGCGGCGAACAAGTACGCCCGCGACGTGGTGGCGGGCAAAATCGAGGCGTGCAAGTGGGTGCGCGCCGCCTGCCGGCGACACCTGGGCGACTTGGAGAAATCCAAGAAGAAGGGTTACGCCTGGAAGTTCGACAAGGCCGAAGCGGAGCGGGTGTGCGACTTCATCCAGTTGCTGCCGCACACCAAAGGCAAGTGGGCCGGCAAACGTCTGCTGATCACCCTGGAGCCGTGGCAGAAGTTTATTTTCTGCTGCATTTTCGGCTGGCGGTCGAAGCGCAGCGGGCTGCGGCGCTTTCGTGAAGTGTATTGCGAGATCCCGCGCAAGAACGGCAAAAGCGTGATCGCCGCCGGCCTTGGCCTGTTCATGTTCACCATGGACGGCGAGTTTGGCGCGGAGGTGTATTGCGGGGCGACCACCGAAGATCAGGCAATGGAGGTGTTCCGGCCGGCGCGGCTGATGCTCAAGAACACGCCGGAACTGATCGAGGATTGCGGCGCCGAACTGATGGTGATGAACCTGTCGCTTCCCGAGGACGGCAGCCGCTTCGAACCGCTGATCGGTGACCCGGGCGACGGTAGTTCGCCGAGTTGCGCGATTGTCGACGAATACCACGAACACGCGTCGTCGGCGCTGTATGACACCATGATCACCGGCATGGGTGCCCGCGAACATCCGCTGATGTTTGTGATCACCACGGCCGGCTACAACCTGGCCGGCCCGTGCTACGTGCAGCGCGGCCAGGTCAAAGACATGTTGCTGCACGCCCTGGGCGAAGGTGGGATCGAGAACGAAGAGCTGTTCGGCATCATCTACACCATCGACGACGGCGACGATTGGCAAGACCCCAAGGTGTTGCGCAAGGCCAACCCGAACTTCGGGGTGTCGGTCGGAGACGAGTACCTGTTGCGCATGCAGGCCAACGCCAAGCGTTACCCGTCACAGCTCAACAAATTCAAAACCAAACATTTGAATGTGTGGGTGAGCTCGCGTTCGGCCTGGCTGAACATGTCGGACTGGGCCGCGTGCGGCAACCCTGAATTAACCCTGGAGCAATTCCGGGGACGCAAATGCTGGGTCGGTGTCGACCTTGCCAGCAAGTCGGACATTACCGCCGTGGCCCTGGTGTTCAAGGACAAGGACGAGCGCGGCCGCGACGTGTGGACGGTGTTCTGCCGCTCCTACCTGCCGGAAGGTGCGATAGAGCGCGCGGTAACGTTTAAGGAGGCTTACGAGACGTGGGTGATCAATGGCGAGCTGTTGACCACGGACGGCGAAGAAACCGACTTTGACGTCGTGCGCGATGACATCAAAGACCTGGCCGAGATGTTCGACATTCAGGAAATCGCCTACGACAAGTGGCGCGCCACGCAACTGGCGCACCAGCTGCAAGCGGATGGCGCGGAAGTGGTCGAGGTGGGCGGTGGCATTCAAACCATGAACATGCCGATGCGTGAAGTGGAAGCGGCCCTGGTGTCGCGCCGCTTCAACCACCCGGAAAACTCCGTGTTGTCGTGGATGGCGGGCAACGTGACGGCCAAGGAATACCGGGGCTGTCTGACCCCGATGAAAGAAGACGAAGGCAAAGGCAACCTGCGCAAGATCGACGGCATGGTCGCCGTGCTGATGGCCATGAGCCGCGCAATGCTGGCCGATCACGCCGAGCGCAGCCTACTCGACACCCTTACCGACGACGACATTCTGGCGATGTAACCCTATGAAAAAATACCTTCCCGATTTACTCGGGGCGGCAGGCTATTGCCTGTTGGTGGCTGGGCTTTACGTCCAGTTCGGCCCCGGTGTTGCACTGATCGTCGGCGGCGTGCTGCTAATGGCCGGCGCCTGGCTGTGGGGGCGGCTGTGATCTTTTCCGGCCGTCACGAACGGCGAAGCATGGAAAACCCGGCGGTGTCGCTGAGCAGCCAGGAGCTGGGCGAGTTGCTGAGCGGGGGCAATGGCATACACGTCAGCCCCGAGACGGCGCAGAAACTGACGGCGGTGTACGCCTGTATCTATGTGCTGTCCAGCACCCTGGCCCAGTTGCCTGTCAACGTGCTGCGCAAGGTCGACGGCCGGATTGTTCCCGGTACCGATCACCCGGCGCACTACTTGCTGCACGACGAACCGAACGTCTGGCAAACGTCGTACAAGTGGCGGGAAACCAAGCAGGCGCACACGCTGGGCTGGGGCAATGGCTACAGTCGTTTGGTGCGCGGTCGACGCGGCGAGCTGCAAGGCATTGAGCTGTGTCAGCCGCAAAGCACGCAACTGCTGCGCAACGGCGGGCGCTGGGTCTACGGCACCCTGGACGACGACGACAAGCCGCTGGCCGTGGCGCCCGAGGACATGGTGCATGTGCGGGCCATTGGGTCCAACGGAAAAATGGGCATCAGCCCGATTCGGCAGAACGCCGAAACCATCGGCCTGGGCCTGGCGGCTGTGCGCTACGGCAAAGAGTTTTTCGAGGGCGGCGGCCGGCCTACGGGGATCATCACCCTGAAGAGCGGCACGGTGAAAGAGGACGGTTGGGAGCGCCTGAAAAAGGCCTGGGCCAGCGCGGCCAGCAAGTTGCGCCAGTCGGAAAACAAAACGCTGCTGCTGCCGGCGGATCTGGATTACAAGGCGCTGACCATCGCCCCGGAAGACGCCCAGTTTCTGGAGACGCGCAAGCTGACCCGAAGCGAAATCGCCGGCATGTTCAACGTGCCGGCACACATGATTAACGACTTGGAAAAGGCCACCTTTTCCAACATCAGTGAGCAGGCCATTCAGTTCGTGCGGCACTCGATCATGCCGTGGATCGTGAACTGGGAGCAGGAGATAAACCGCAAGGTATTCACCCGCGCCGAGCGCCTGGCCGGCTATTACGTCAAGTTCAATCTGGCCGGTTTGTTGCGCGGCACACCGACCGAGCGCGCCGAGTTCTACAGCCGCGCGATTCTCGATGGTTGGATGACGCGCAACGAGGTGCGGGTGTTTGAAGACATGAACCCGATCACCGGCCTGGACTCCATGCTGATCAACGTCAATGCCCGGCTTTTGGGGGCAGACGGCCTGCCGTTACCCGTCACGCAACAGGAATAACCCTCATGAGTGAAATTGAAAAACGCATGCTGCCGGCGCAGCAATGCGAGCTTCGCGCTGTCCAGCTTCCCGATGGCCAGGCCGGCGCGCCGATGATCGCCGGCTATGCGGCGGTGTTCAACACACGCAGCGACTTGCTGGGCGGGTTCTTTGTCGAGCTGATCGCCCCGGGCGCCTTCGACGATGTGCTGGCTCAGGACACGCGCGGCCTGTTCAACCACGACCCCAACTATCTGTTGGGGCGCACCACCAGCGGCACGCTACGCCTGAGCGTCGACGCGCGTGGGCTGGCTTATGAAATCGATACGCCGGACACGCAGACCATTCGTGACCTGGTTGTCGCGCCGATTGCGCGTCGCGACATGTCTGGCAGCAGTTTTGCCATGCGGGTCGCCCCGGGTGGCGACACCTGGCACGAAGAAGACGGCGTGATTATTCGCACCATCTACAAGGTCGCCGAACTGCGCGACGTCGGGCCGGTGTCCTTTCCGGCCTACCCCGATTCAAGCGCTGCACAGCGCTCGCACGACGCCTGGAAACAGGCACAAAACGAAGGCCTTGAAGCGCGCGGCGAATTTGACCGCGCCGCCCGTGAGCGCCTGTTGAACCTGCAAGATCTTTAACCCCTGGGGAACCCGTATGACTCTGAAAGAACTGAAAGCGCTGTACGCCGCCAAGTCGGCCGAAATGCGCAACCTGCACGAAAGCACCAAAGATGACGCCTGGACCGGCGAAACCCGCAGCAAATGGGAGGCCATGCGCACCGAGCTGGCTGGCATCAAAGACAAGATCGAGCGCGAAGAAGAATTGCGCGAGAACGATCAGAGCTTTGTTGAAGAGCGCGCGCGTAACGAAAACCGTAATGATCGTACCCCGGTCGGCGATCTGACTGGCGCGGAAGCCGAGCAGCGCAGCGCCTTCAACACCTTCATTCGCCACGGCATGGATGGCCTGACCCCTGAGCAGCGCTCGATGGTCCTGCAGATGCGCGCCCAAGGCACCACTGGTCCCGAGGCCGGCGGCTACACCGTGCCGACCACCCTGCAAACCCGCGTGATCGAGTCGTTGCGTGCCTTTGGCGGCATTGCTTCGGTGGCCCAGTTGCTGAGCACCGACAATGGCGCGCCGATTGCCTGGGTGGTCGGCAACGGCGAGGACGAAGAAGGTGAGCTGATCGGCGAGAACGTCGCGGCCGGCGAAGGTGATGTGACCTTTGGTATGGGGGAGTTGGGTTCCTATACCATCAGTTCGAAAATCATCCGCGTTTCCGAGCAGCTTCTGGCGGACTCGGGCGTGGATATCGAAGGCTTTCTGGCCGGCCGCATGAGCAGCCGCCAAGGCCGCACCCGTGCCCGCCTGATCGTCAAAGGTACCGGCGCCGGCAACCCGGCCCAGCCGCTGGGCCTAGAGGCGTCGACCGCCGTCGGCAAAAGCACCGCGCTTGCGACCAAGGTCACCTGGCAGGAAGTCAACGGCCTGATTCACTCGATTGACCCCGCTTATCGCGCGGCTGAGCGCTTCCGTCTGGCCTTCAATGACTCGACCTTGCAGGTCATTGAGGAACTGGTGGATGCGCAGAACCGTCCGCTGTGGCTGCCGGGCATTGACGCTGATCGTCCGGCGACCATCCTGAAACAGAAGTACGTGATCGATCAGGCGATTGCCGATATTGGCGCGGGCAACAAATTCATGTTCGCCGGTGACTTCAATCAACTGATTTTGCGTGAAGTGCGTGGCATGACCCTGAAGCGACTGATTGAGCGTTTTGCCGAGTATGGCCAGGTCGGTTTCCTGGCGTTCATGCGTTTCGGCATCGTCCTGCAGGACGTAGCAGCCATCAAGGCGCTGCAAGGTAAGCCGGCGTAACCAGAAGGGGGCGGGGCCGCGCAAGCGGCCCCTGTGCCGTAATGCTGACATTGCAGGTGATCAAGGAACATTGCCGCCTTGAACTGGACGAGTCTGAAGAAGACAGCCTACTCAAGGTCTACGGGCGTGCCGCTTGGCGCCTGGTGGAGAGTCGGAGCGGTCGCAAGTTGTTCGAAGTGGTGCCGCCCGAGGGGGCTACGGAGGACCAACTAAACGATGAGGTCTTTTTGCGCACGTTGTTGCCGCCTGGCTCGCCGGAGAATGCGTTACCCGTAACGGATGACGTGCGAGTGGCCATGCTGCTGCTGGTGGCGCACTGGTTTAAAAATCGTGAAGCCGTCACGGAAGCCAACAATTCAGGCACCAAAGATCTGCCTTTGGCCTTCGCCGCCCTGGTTGATCCCTATCGGTGGATCACGCTATGAAAGAGCCAGGCGCGGGTGATCTGGATACGCGCATTACGGTGCGCATTCGCAACGACATGCCCAGCGATGACGCGGGGCTAGATTCACAATTCATCCCTGTCGCCAAGCGCTGGGCGCAACTGATGCCTTTGGGGACGGCGGTGTATACCGGCGCCAAGCAAACCGGGGACGACTT